CGGAATCTGGCGTCAGTCGCCTGCTTTCTCTTCAGCCAGAGCATAAGGGTTGAACTGGAACACCTCAACGCCTAGCCAGTCGTTGACCGCCTTCAGCGATTCCATGATCGGGTAGAGTTCGTTGATCGCAAACACCCTGGCAGCCTTCACAATGTCACCGAGGCCGCTAGTATTGTTGGGCATGACGCCCATCAGCTGAGGCGGTACGCGGTGGATGGCCAGCATGTCATCACGCGTGGCGTCTTTGATGCCGGTGAACTCATCTTTTGCAGCTATCTGACTGAACGGCAGGATCTGTAAGCCGTCCTTCTTACCACCTGCGGCATACACAAACAGGTTTTTAAACGCGCCGCCGCCGCGCGCATCTTTCAGTGATCTCTTCAGCTTTTCCACGTCTGCCGAATTTGCCACGGGATCGGTGAGGTACACGATAACCCCGGCGTGACTGCCGTTGATATAGTAATTGCGGCGGAACAGCGTGGCCTCACCGTTCAGCATGATGGACTGAAGCGCGGACATGTATTCAGGTGCGCCGTAAATCTCCTGGTGGATGCTGGCGTTTCGCAGGTGGAACACCTTGCCGGGCTCAAAAGCGTAATCCTCCTGGTAGTAAGTCACAAACCAGTACTGATCGAGGTCCACGCCACGGCGGGTGTATTTCGCCAGCGAGTGCTTAAGCTTCAGCGGTTCACCCAGGCGGTTATCGCGCCGCTCAAGATAGGCATCACCAAACACAAGGTAATCCATCACGAATGCGCTGGCATCCTGACGCGAAAGCATCGGGTGTGGTTTAAAGCATGACATGATCACATTGCGTTTAAAGACCAGCGGCGACTCATGGTGCACCGCGCCGGCCAGCAGACGGGCGAGTCCGTAGGTGCTGATGGGCGGTTCATACCATCGGCCATTGTTGGCGCACTCCATGCAGTCCTGAAGGTCTCGCTGATCCATGATGGATGTGGGTTCACCAAAGCTAAATGATTCCAGCCCCTCAACCGGTTCGACCATCTCAGCGGAAGGCTGGCTGTTTGCTGGCGTGGCGGGTTTACTAAACGTCTTTTTATTCCTGCGGCTCATGGTCAAAATTCCTCAACAAAGCTTTCTGTGCCGCTGCCAGCATCATTGCCCAGCGGTTCATTCATAAGTGCGTGCATCGTTGCCCAGGCTAAGTCACCGTGGCTGCTGCCGCGTGTACGGTCTGATGCGTAAGAGGTCTGGCCGCTCTGCGTGACGAATTTGCGGATGGTCATAAAGCTGCTGACGATATCCATCATGCCGGCGTCGTATTCGAAGCGGCCGGCGCGAATCACCATCTGCGCCTTGAGTACCAGCTGGCGTTTAACCGCAGGGGTGTAAAGGTGCATTTGCGCTGCCGGGAAGAATTTCAGCACCAGTTGATGCACTGCCGCGCCTATGCCGGTGCCGTCGATATCGATGTGCTGCACGTTGTACATGCGGGTGAGGCGCTCAATAAATTTCGCCTGCTCTTCAAATTCCATGCCGCGCAGCTGGTGCCGTTCAATGACGCGGAATTTGCCGCCGGGCACCAGTGGTGGCGAGAGCACGACGAGGCCGGCGCTGTCGCCTTTATCACTGCTGCCATTGGGATCGTACCCAATCCAGACCGGGCGGCTGGCGAGTGGGCGCGGTGCGTAAGGGTTCCAGTCCGGCCAGATGCCGCTGTACCCATCCACGCCGCAGCCAATCAGGGCGTTGTAGTTAAACGCACGTTCGCCGGCGACGACGAATTTACACATGTAGAGGTTGTCGAAATCCTCATCGCTGTTTTCGCTGCGGATCTCTTCCAGGTCGATAAGCGGGAAGCCCTGATCAATCACGTCCTGTACGGTGACAATCTGACGCCAGATATTGTCACCGCACAGCACGCCGTTCTTCAGCGCCTTGTGTGACAGGTCTATCTGCACCTGCTTGCTCTTAAGCTTGCCCTTGTTGTAAAGGTCTCCGTTCCAGAATTTATAGGCTTCGTGCTCTTCCCCTGATGGAGTGGAAAAGTAGGTGCGGCGCAGGCCTACCTGCGTTGCCATACCGGCGGCGACTTTACGCAGGTTCAGGAAGTTGGCGACCCAGAACGCCTCATCGAAATACAGGTCACCCGTGTATGACTGCGCGGTTGCCGCAGAGGTGCCAAGAAAATAAAGCGTTGCGCCGTTCGACAGAATGATCGCATCGCCGCCCTTCAGCTCAACGCCGATGCTGCGTGCCAGAAAAATAATGAATTTCTTAAACTGGAACGCCTGCGCACGCGATGCAGACAGGAATATCTGGTTAGTGCCAGTTTCCAGCGCACGCAACAGCGCTTCGCGGGCAAAGTACCAGCTTGCGCCGATCTGACGGCTTTTCAGGATGAAGCGGTTACGCAGGTTGCGCTGCTTGTACCACCGTTTCTGATGCTCAAACAGCGACTCCAGCACAAGTGTGCGCAGCTCTGTGATCTGCTCCGCCGTGAAGTGGTTCTTCGGCGTCTTCTTCTTCTGCTCTTTGTCCTGCTCTTTCCTTTCATCCCTTGCGAGGCGTGCCAGCTGTCGCCCGAGCAGGTCAATCGTCTTGAAGTCGTGAGCGGATAAATCTTCTTTCTCAATCAGCCGCAGATAGCGGACATCGGTGCGCTCAAGCGCCCGCTGAATGGGTGTTGATTTGTCCCATTCATCACGGCGGCGCCAGGAATAAAGCGTGTTCGCCTTCACCCCAAGTCGCTGAGCGATTTGGGGGATGCTGTATGCCTGCCAGTAGAGGGCTTTGGCTTCTGTTCGGGGATCGAGGGCTGTTTTCATGGGTACAGGCTATCGCGCCCGCGCGAGGTGGAATATCGGCGTCTGTTGTCACAGGCACCTCACAATTCCCTTATATGGCGCGGCTTTGCCCGGTTTCGGAAGATAGGGGCACAGGGTGAAAGCACCTTAATCAACCGGAGCAAAGAGAATGCCGAAGTCGAAATTATTCCGCGTAGCCGTCGAGGGTGCGACCTGCGATGGACGCCAGCTGGAACGCCAGCATATTCAGGAAATCGCAGACAGCTATAACCCGCAGGTCTACGGTGCGCGAATCAATCTGGAGCACCTGAAGAGCCTCAGCCCTGACAGTACTTTCCGCATGTACGGTGATGTCGATAGCGTGCAGGCCATCGAAATCAAAGAGGGGCCGCTCGCCGGCAAGCTAGGCCTGTATGCGCTTATCGATGGGACTGATGATCTGGTCACCCTCAACAAGTCACGTCAGAAGGTCTACAGCAGCATTGAGTTTGACCCGAATTTTGCCAAAACCGGCAAAGCCTACCTGATGGGGCTGGCATTCACTGACAGCCCGGCAAGCCTGGGTACTGAAATGCTTCAGTTCTCCTCAAAGGCTGCGGTTAACCCGCTGGCTCACCGTAAAACCAACGAAAACTGCTTCTTTAGTGAAGCGTTCGAAACCGCAATTGAGTTTGAGGTGGAAGAGTCTCAGACAGACGGCGGTAAGAAGTTCTTCTCCAAAATTAAAGACCTTATCACCGGTGGCGAGCGCCGTTTCTCGGCAGAGGCTGGCGTGATCCGCGAAGCGGTGGAGATTGTAGCTGAGTCTCAGGGGCAGGTGCTGGACCGCGTCGAAGCGCTGAGCCAGCAGCAGACCGGCATGGCGAAGGCGGCAGACGTTGAGAAGCTCACCAGTGAGCTGGCCGCGCTGAAAACGCAGCTGGCGTCACAGGATGGCGGGTTCAGCCAGCGTCCTCAGTCTTCAGGCAGCAACGGCGTAGATAGAACGCAGCTGGCTGACTGCTAATCCGGCAGTCACGTAAACCCGAATAAACCGATTAAGGAATAGTGAGATGAAATTAGAAACCCGCAAGCTGTGGGATGGTTACAGCCAGCGTCAGGCTGAGCTTAACGGCGTGCCAATCCACCATGTAAACACCCACTTTGCGATTGCACCAAGCGTGTCACAGACGCTGGAAGATAAGGTGCAGCAGTCCAGTGAGTTCCTGAAACAGATTGGTATTTTCCCTGTAACTGAGCAGGAAGGCGAAAAGCTGGGCTTGGGGGTAGGTGGTCCGGTTGCCAGTACCAACGCCAGCAGCACCACGCGACGTGATCCGCGTTCAGTGCATACGCTGGACAGCGACAAGTTCCGCTGCGAGCAGACCAACTTTGACACCTTCATCACTTATGCGCAGCTGGATATGTGGGCCAAGTACCCGGACTTCCAGCAGCGCATTACCAATCAGCTGGTTAACCGCCGTGCGCTGGATCGCATCATGGTCGGCTTCAACGGTATCAGTCATGCGGATAAGTCAGACCTGACGGCTAACCCGCTGTTGCAGGATGTGAATATCGGCTGGCTTCAGAAATACCGTGCCAATGCGCCGCAGCGTGTGATGTCAGGCGTCACGCTGACCAGCCGCGATGAGTCAAACAAAATCACCGCCAAAGGTGACTACAGCAACCTTGATGCGCTGGTTTATGACGCAACCAGCTCGCTGCTCGATGAGTGGTACAAGACATCGCCTGATCTGGTGGTGATCACGGGTCGCAATATCATGACCGCGCGTGAGTACCCGCTGATCAACGGCATCAGCGACAACAACCCGAACAGTGAATCACTGGCGGGTCAGCTGATTGTGTCGCGTAAGACGATTAACAACCTGCCAACCCTGATCGCGCCGTTCTTCCCTGAACACGCGATGCTCGTGACCTCGCTGCGTAACTTGTCGATTTACTGGCAGGAAGGTAAGCAGCGCCGGATGTTGAAAGAAGAGCCTGAGTTCAACCGTATTTCGACCTATGAGTCATCGAACGATGCCTACGTGATCGAAGACTACGGCTTTGGCTGCCTGATCGAAAACATCACCTGGGCAGAACCTGCCGCAGGTGGCGAGTAAATC